GTTATACAACACATCACTCGAACTCATGTGCATTCCCAGCCCAGTTTACTCATTGCCTCGTCATGGGTATTACTGGTGTGTTGGTGTGTGTGTCCTGTTGTTCTATATTATGCGTGTCACTCATTATTTGATTCATTAGACAAGTTGATGGGTGATAATATTTGGTACGTGCACTTGATTCAGTTTTGCCTGCATTCATGTATCACTGTTCTATTGATCATTTTGGGTCAGTACATTCCTGTTGATCCCGTTATTGAGATCCAGGAACGTGTTGTGATACCTGCTTGGGCATCCTGTCTTTCTCTTAAGACATGTGGGTGGACCAAGGAAATGATTGCGGCACAAGGTGTGGCAGTTTTGTGCTCGACGTATTCCATAGATCCGGGCGGTGCGCTCAATGTCCAGGCACTGAACGGCACTGTCCAGGAATTTGTCGAGCCATGGTTGGGTTTCCAAGTAGGGGTTTGACGTCCACCCCAAAGTTCTATATAGCCGAAGGCTACCGTGCGAATGAGGTAGTATTGCCCGTTTATCAACTTGATCAAGGCGTCATTGTTGATTTTCCTGACCATCCTATGGTCAAACCACGGTCAATTAACTATAGGTCGCTCGGATTTGGAACTGTTACTGGTTTTGCTCCTATCTCGTCTGATAGGAATGACATACAGACGCAAGTAATTGGCATTAAGGCCCGGATGGGTCGTCAGTTACCACGAGCTGATGATAACCTTCTGGACCAATTTGCCGATTATGTACGGACATGGTTAAATGATAACTTGGTGCCCTTAGCTTCTGTTATGTCATTCCAAGAGTGGATAGATTCTACAAGTTACCCGATCGTACGTAAGGAATCACTCATTAAAACATGGAAGGAAATGAATGGTTCCTTTCCCACTCGTAAACAATGTCAAACTATTAACTCGTTCATTAAAAGCGAGTTTTATCCTACCTTTAAACCGCCCCGGTGGATTAATTCTCGTACTGACGCGTTTAAAGTGTTTTCTGGACCTTTCTTTAAATCCATTGAGCAAGAAGTATATAAGCTCAAATGGTTTATTAAACATCAACCCGTTAGTGATCGTCCCACACTTGTTTCTGCCCTTAAGGGTGCTGGTTTGCGTTATGTCGGAACTGATTTTTCTGCGTTTGAGTCTCATTTCACGCCTAAAATACTTGACATATGCGAACTTGAATTGTACCGCTATATGCTGAAGAACTACCCGCAAGAAGCTGCCCTGATATGTCGTACATTGAAGGGTACAAATAAAGGCCACACTCGTCAGGGTGTGACTTTTAAGCTTAAAGGTCGGCGTATGAGTGGCGATATGTGTACAAGTCTTGGGAATGGATTTACAAACCTACTTCTTTGGAGCTTTTTGACAAATAAATTGCATTCCACATGGAATGGGTTTGTTGAGGGTGG